CTTTCTTCCATAACTCCAACCCCGTCATGATCTGTCTTTCTGTCGGAACGAATCCGCCCATCTCTTTACAATCCTCTATGACCCCGTCCAGCAATCTGCTCATCTGCTCTGTGTTGTACTGACTGGATCCGAGCACACACCGGTAATTCATGAACCGCTGTCCGTTGATGTTGTGCATCCCCAAAGGGATCACTTCCCTAAACGTGGCACGAAGGCTCTGCTCTGCTTCCGGCACGGCCGCGATGTAGATGTTCTCGCCGTAATCCCGTAAGGCCTTGAGATATATCTCATCTTTACTTATGTGCAGGATTTCCGCCAAAGAAGTACAGCATTTCCATAAGAGCGCGTTCGCGTTCAGGGAGCGCTTGTCACGGAACCTGCCGACCTTCAGAACAAGATTGAACCTTTGCAATTCCTGCAACTGTTCCATGAACGCGTCAGTTGCTTGCCAGGCATGCACCCTGACCTGGATCAGGGCGCTGCCGTCAAGCATTTTCTTTAGGGAGGTTATAACACCAGTGAATTCCATATCAGAACGGGATGTCAGAGGATGTCACATCCTCAAAATCGTCTGCGGTCACATTCGGCATCGGATGGTCGAGGAACTTCTTATAGTTCTCCGATTCCTTGATCCGTGCCTGGATCCATTCAGGAAGGATCTCCATTGCCTGGAACGCGCCCTCTTCGTCAAGGTCAAAGATGATCTTGTCATGCACCGCATCCGGGACAGTGGTGCCTTTTGGGATGCTGACCACCGCGCCGATGTTCGTGTAGGTCTTGCCGTTCTTCTCGGTCGGGACCACACTCAACTGGCACGGAACACCGATGACTTTCCTCAGATCGAATCCTCTCAGCTCGTCTTCGGTGAACTTCTTACCGCGCCACGCTTCAAGGTCCTTCCTGAGGTTCGCGTTATCACTCAAACTGCACGTGTACTGCTTACTCAACACCCGCACATCGGTTCCGTTCTCGGTTTCGATGACCTCTGTCGGAAGTTCCCACATGATAAGGATCTTGTGCTGGTTCTTGTCGTACGCTTCCGAATGCTGGATGCCGAGGTCGATCAGACCGTAGGACCGTGCGAGGTATGTCCCTGCTTCCAGGGGCGGGAACTTTGTTAAATTGCTTTCTTGACTTGCCATAAGACTCATACTCTTTTCTCCTTTACTTCACTTGAATGTTCTTGTTCTCTACCAAACGCGCAAAGTCGAACACTTCGCCGGCGTTTATTGCTTCCTTGATCGCGGTTTTGTCAGGCTCCGGATCCTTGAACCTCAGCAGGTCCTCCGCGTTCTTCTCCGCCCACTCAATGAATCCGGGCAGGACTTCTACCTGCACAGACTTCCGGAAACTGATGCGGTGCCGCTCGTTCTCAAACGGTTTGAATTCGTATCCGACTCTCGGCAGATATGCGGTCAGATACTGTTTCAGCCGGTCAACGTTGTTCTGCTTCGTCTTTGCTCTTGCCGTCAGCGCGGCCGCCTCTTTCTTCAGGCCTTCGATGTCACCAGTCAGATTCTTGATAACTGCGGAGATCGCGTCTATCTTTTCGTCTGCGGTTTCCTGGATGTCTTCCAGCGCTTTCCGAAGGTCCTCTTCCGGGAGCTCGTTCTCCTCCATCTCCCACATCATCTGTTGATACTGGTCCGCTATTTCGTACAGCTTCATTTAACTTTTCCTCTCTTTCTACTAGTTCTAGATCCAGGTATCTTGTGTATCTTACCCGTGGCGGGATGTACTCGCACGGTGGGCAGCAATCGTATAACGTGTTCATATCTCATACGTCCTTTCTTCACATGAGTCTTCAGACCAAACTTTGATTTTGATGCTGACATTCAGTACGTTTTCAAAGTATTCCTCGTTTGCGAATATCCAATTCTGAACATCACGCTCAATCCGTTCCACGAATTTGTCTGCAATTTCCTCACACGTCATCCAGCTCACCCCAATCTGTCTTTATGAATGTCCAGCAGTTCCATATGCCGGTTATTCTCGCCGGTGAATCTGATATAGAACGCGCATCTCGGGATCACCACACCGGGATTATATCCGTCCGCTCTAGACAGCCACTCGTTCATACTCTCTCTCGCGATCCGGAGGTTCTCTTCGGACCGATGCGCATGGCTGTCAAAGAATGAGAACTCATGCACATTGATGCAATCCTGAATCGAGGATCCGAACGGGTCACCATAGGCTGCGCGGTTCATGACAACCCATACCAGGTTCTTCTTTTCCTCTTCCGACCTGAGCGGGGATGACCAGAGCAATCTAGCCATTTTCTCAACATCTCGGTCATTTAGAGAATGATTGACTATCATGACGGGACGCGGGTCCGGTGTGGCAGGTACTGTTTCCGTCTTTACCGGGATGAGGTCAATCACGGGAACATCGTCCGCGTAAGCAACTGCTGCGAGGCCCATGATGGCCATTACGCCGATGAGCGCTATCTTAGTCCTGATCATGTTTACCTCTCAGATACTCATGTATCCGTTCTTCGACGTCGCTGTCCGCGATTGCCTTCTTCATCATTCTCACAACGTGGTCGGACGCCCGCTTTTCCCATGCGTTGTACGCGTCCTCGATGCTGTCGAAACTGCCGGTCGATGCCAGGCATTCACCGCAGCGGATCAGATACGAATCGTAGATGATGAATCCGTCATCGTTGTTGAACCACGTGCGTACCAGGTGAATATCGGTACTTCCGCAAAATGGACATGGTCTTGAATTGATTTTGATGCTCTCCAGTTTCATTGCTTTCTCCTTCCTTGTGGCTTACGTTTTAAGGACTGAACACGCCACGATTTATTGGATTGTGAGGAATCCCCCTTGTTTAAAAATTTTGGTCAAAACTGACGTGTTCAGTTTTCAAAGCGTAAGCCGATCGCTTACTGTTATTCTTTTACTTCTTCTGCAAGTTTCGCCTTGACCAATAGGTCCGCGAACCAGTTCCAAACCTTTGTGATCACTTCGTCAAACTTCTTCATCTTTCTTTCTCCTTAAATCGATTCCTTTCTTTTCCCACAGCCACGTCCGGCTGAATTTAATGCGGTTTCCGCATTTGATACCGTTTAAATTGTCAAGGTTCTGTCCCGTGCGGATATCCTCTTCCACCTGAGAATGGAGTGTGGCTCGGTCATAACCGATTTCATCCGCTAGTTCTGCTACGCTGCAATAATCGTCACGTGCCATAGTTATCTTTTTAAGATAATTCAGGATCAAAAAAACACGCGACCGCCTCATCTGTATTCATGTGATACCGGTCAATGATGAAGGCAATTTCCGACTGCGTGAATTCCGCGTTTCGCTGATTTATCTTGAGATTCAGGCGAGAAACGCTGATTCCCATTGCCTTGGCAAGAGTGGTCTGCGTATCCCCGTGAAGCTTCATCAGCGACTCAAGCTTCCGTTTGTTCATTGGGTCCTCCCTTCAAGAATTATCTTTTCTAGACAATATTATGATATCATTGTGAAATTATCTAGTCAAGATATTTTTTGATTATTTTTTAAAAAAATATGATATAATCAAGATGCATAAAGATATTAAACAATATTCAACAATATTCAACGATACGCGGAGAGATACCATGACAGTAGGAGATAGAATCAAGTATTTAAGAATCGAAAAAGGCATGACCCAGGAAGAACTCGGTGAAAAGGTAGGTGTTAAAAACGCTGCCATTAATAAGTATGAAACAGGGATTGTTGTTAATTTAAAACGCGACATGATCGTTAAACTCGCCTCCGCACTGGATACAACGCCGGCCTATCTTATGGGATGGGAAGATGAAGAACCGGACGATATAGATCTGATGGAACTCCGTGAACAGCTCCGGAGATCTCCTGAAACACGGATGCTGTTCTCTGTGACGAAACATGCGACTCCTGAACAAATTAAACTTGTAGCGGAGATGCTCAAGCAATGGAAGCATGCATCAGAATAATTGACCTTCCGGTCACCGTTCCTGGATTCACGGCCGTGGACGAGGACGGTTTCTTCAGCATATACATCAATTCAAGATTATCCAAATATGAACAAGAAAAGGCGCTGATGCACGAATATAACCATATATTAGCGAACGACGTATACAGTAATATTCCGATAGAGGACGCTGAAGAAAATGCAGAGCTGTTTATTTTGCCACCGAGAGATTCCTGATAATTCTCAGTATTGTTGCTTCTGTGGGAGAAAGCAGACCCGCTCGACGTCAAGAAAGGCGAACGGCACCGGGTCCATCTATCAGCGCGGGCGGACGTATACAGCAAAGCACAGAGTCTTCCGCGCGGGTCGGTGCATGGCCATCACGAAAGGTGGATTCAAGACCAAACGAGAAGCACAGCAGTGGCTGAACGAGCACTCGGTGCTGGATGTCCGTGCATCGCGTCAGACAATTGGAGAAACGTATAAAGAATGGTCCACCGCGCATTATGAGAAGATCTCGACTAAAAAAGCGTCAGCGTATGCCTCAGCCTGGAAATGCTGTGCTGCCATCGAGAATCTGTATTGGGATGAGATAGGCACGGCCATACTGCAAAAGTGCGTGGATAATGCTTCAAACACTCATTACCAGCGCAAAACAGTACGGACTGTCCTGCACTCCATCGAGGCCCATGCGATCAGAAACGGGCAGACAGACCGTGCGCTCACATCGTATTTAGAGATCCCGTCGAAGACAAAACCGCGTAAGGTCCCGTTCACGCGGGAAGAGATAGACAGAGTATGGAAAGCATACGAAACGCACCCGTGGGCAGCTGCCGTTCTGATCATGCTCTATACCGGTATGCGGTTTGGTGAGTTGGCCAATCAGCGCCCTGAGAACATATACCTGAGGGACGGGTATATGCTCGGCGGATCCAAAACAGAACTTGGCAAGTCGGGCGAGATCCTGATCATCGACAAGATCAAACCGCTGGTCAAGAAGCATCTGCTCCCGACAAATCAATTCAATGTCAGTTACACCGCGTTCAGAAAACATTTCGATAATATTGACGGCTGTCAAAACCACGCGCCACATGAATGCCGGCACACCACCGCCACACTATTGGCTGAAGAAAATGTTCCGCCCGCAGTTATTTCAGCGATCATGCGCCATACAAATTATGAGCAGACTCTGGAATACACACACGTCAGTAGGAAGGTCATGCAGGAGGCTTTGACAGCTGCCACAAAGGAGTTTTAAAAGAACGAAGACCGTGGGGTACTAAACTTTTTTGTTGACAATTTTGTTGCCAGTAGACATCTTAACTGGTCTACACACGTCTACAAAGTGTCCTAAACTTGGGATTTTTTGCCCAAGCGTTGCGGTTCCCCAAGACTCCTACCGGGTACCAAGTAACGCAAAGAAAACCCCCCAAAGATGGGGGTTTTTTCTTGCTCATATATAAAGTTGTTGACAGTTTGTTGACAATAGGTTTTTAAACTTCAGGGTAATCCTCTTCAGGAATGCCAGCGATTGAAGTCAGCATTGAAAGGATTCCGGCAAGAAGTGAAGCCGATCCGACCATTACCCAGTTCACCTCGCTGATGACAGCGCTGGTGCCGATAGTGGCGATGGCAGTCTGACAGATTGTTTTGATAGCGCGGATGCCCGCCCATTTAAACCAAGATTTCCAATTACGTTTCATATCAGTATCTCCTTTAAAATTTTATAGGTAGTTCGTCATACTCTTTTTTAAGTTCCGCAATGTCACCGTTGCCCCCAAGATCGTGATAAAATTGATAGCCACGGTGCAGGAACTGTTTCTCATGCATTGTGGTTTCGCCTGATTTGAGCGCCCTGGTCATGAGGTACTCCAGTTTATCCCGCAGGAGCCATTGAAGGGCATTATCTAACGCGGAC